TGATAACAACTTCTTTTTTCTTTGCCATATCTCTTAATTCTTAACTCTTAATTCTTAACTATAGGTTATCCCACGTAGAGCGTGAGGTCTTGGAAGGTGTCGAGCATCTTGAACTCGTATTTCTTGCCGTAGAAGTCCTGCACGTAGTCTTCCAGTCGTGTCAGCAGGTGGTTTAACTCAGGCTGAATGGCAGGTCGGTGGGTCTTGCCGCCACTGGGCACCCAGTTAGCATAGCGGTTGCGGTAGCGCACCTTGCGGCTGCGGTCAATTTCCCCTGCTTTGCCCCACGCACCGACACCGATATCCACATACTGCATGTAGTCGTTGTAGCGGAACGCCATCGTTACCATGCCCGTATCTTCGTCGGCCTCGATAACGGAGCCCTCAAACGACTTGATGCCCTCGCCCGTTGATACCCAGCCGCCAAGCGTCTTGCGGCGCTCGTTGCGAACACGATAGCCGGGATAAACCTCATAGGGCCAGATGCGCTGCGTCATCATGTTGATTTGCAGCTGCTGCAAGGTCTGCTGTTTGAATAGGTCGGCAATATAGCGCATCGGAAACAGGTTCCGTCCCTCATTGCCTGCAATAACTGTTGCCATAGTCTATGTCTGTTTTTTTCTACGGCAAAGGTATATAAAAGGTATAGCAGTGTACGGACATAGTTGACCATTGAACATTGAGGATTGACCATTGAACATTGACCATTGAGGATAAGAAAACGAAAAACCGTCCGTATCATCACGACAGGGACGGTTGATAAGCAAAATTTACTATGAAAAGTAGTTGTCGTGCTCTCAAGGCAAAACGTAACATATATGAATTTGACAAAAGTATATTCTTTTTTTCACTCCTTGATGTACCTATTTGGGTTCACGCACAGCAGGCGCGGGGCGACTTGCTCGATGGTCAGGCCGCATATCTGCCAGCCGTTGAAGACACCGGGGAGGGTGCCCCAATGAGCGCCTTCCAACTGGAGGCCGCGCAAGCCTTCGGCGTATTCGGGGTCGCGGGCGGTCTGTTCGATGAAGTCTTTTATTTCGGCGACGGAATCGCCGAGCACGGTGGAGGGGAGTGATTTGCCATTGACTACACCTTTCATTGCCCAGAGTACGGCGAGGAGGTCTTGCACCATGTCGTCGGTGAGGAAGCGGGCTTCGGTGGCAGCGTCCTCGTCGGTGACATCGGTCTTGCCCTGCGCGTTCTGCTGCTTGACGAGGAAGTAGATGACGTGGCGGTACGAGACTGCCTTGGGATTCTGCTTTGCCAGTTCGGCATCAATGTGGGTGGTGTAGGCCATGCAGCAGCCGTCCATCATGTTGTAGTTGCGCACGAAGTACGACTGCGCGTCAATCATGCCGATACGGAAGAAGGACTTTTTGAAACCCTTTCCGTCGTCGGAAGCGCTGTTATGACTGAGGGGCGTGTAGAGCTCCGCCCAGCGTTCGAGGATGTTGTCTAATCTGAACATATTATTATGGGGGTAATGGGGTCAATGGGAATTATGAATTATAGGAGTGGGGCGGTCCAAAGGGCGGCAGAGCCCGATGTCTGAGGGCTGATGTCTGATGATTGATGGCAACAGCAGCCTGATTCGGGCGCTGGGGCGGGTGCGGGTTCGGGGGGTACGAGGGATTTCAGGTACTCGGTGACGTTCTGGAGCATACGCACACCGTCGTCGTGGGCTTGTACCTTTTGCTCCTTGTCGTACTTCAACACCTTTGTCCGGCTGATAAGCAGGGCTACCATGACCTTGCGCAAGCGGTGGACAAGGCGGGCGAGCGTTGGCTCAGTTAAGAGTGAAGAGTGAAGAGTGAAGAGTGAAGAATTGACCATTGACGATTGACCATTGACCGTTGACGATTGACCATTGGCCGCCGCTGATTCTTCGCTGGCGGGCAGCTTGCCGTCGCGGGCGAAGTCGATGACTACCTTCAACAGGTCTTCGCCGATGCTGTTGGCGACGATCTCCTCCTGAATGAAGCGGAGGTCGGGCAGCAGTTGGATGAACTTTTCGCGCGAGTCGTAGATATTCAGATAGGACTGCAGCACCTCGCAGGAGGGGATGAGCAGGGCAGCGGCGAGGTAGTAGTAGCGGGACTGGTGCCAGAGGGTGATGATTTCGCTGCGCTCGCTGTCGTCGGCGGTAGCACCCGACGGAGAACCGTCGGGAACGGTGGCATCGTCGTCGGGGGCGCTACTGTCTTCACTCCCCTCGCCTTCGGAGAGGGGCTGGGGGTGAGGTTGTTCTTTGCACCACTGCTCCAGCTGGCGCAGGAGTTGGTTGAGGGCGGCGTGTGCCTCCTTGGTGCAGGTGTCGCGATAGGTCTGCATGGCCTTGTCGTCGGCTTTGGGGTAGTCGTCGGCGATGCTCATGTTGATGCCCGCGTTGTTGACGCTGATGACCTGCATACCGATGGCACGGCCAAGGGCGTCGAAGGCTACGCAGCGCTGGGCGAGCAGCAACAGGCGGTTCCAGTAGCCTGTCTGGTAGTCGCTGACGCTGCTGCGCATAGTGGGGCTCTGGTCGTACCACTGGCAGAGGGCGTTATACAGGGGTGTGCCGAGCTTGTCTTCGAGGAAGTCATGCTCACTATTATCTATGAAGCCTACGAGTCCGTCGATGCTGTCGAGGGCGTGGGAGGGGGAAACAAGGCGAAGCTCTTGGATGGTTGTTATTATCATAAGTGAAAAGTGAAGAGTTGTAAGTGAAGAGTGAAGAGTGAAGAGTGAAAAATCACCTAACAATGGACGAAGGCAGGCGACGCGGGGAAACCGCGCCGCACTGGGTTACGTTGGTTGTTCGGCATTGGTGATGCCGGTCTTGCTGTTGTCGAGGGTAGTAAGCACTTCGCGTGGTATCTCGAACTCCAGATGTGAGTCGAGGTTGTTGAAGGCTTTCATAAGGTAGAGGGGTATGAGCATGAGCTGCTGCATGGGCGACATCTGCACCTGTTTCAGCAGGAATCGCTCACGGAGGTCGGTGCCGCCACTGCTTGCCACGTCGCCGGGCGAGTTGCCCACCAGACGGCTGTCCAGTCCGAAGGCAAAGAACACGATGCTGGAGATTTCGGCCAACTCCTTCTGGTTGGCTTCGGCGGTCTGCTTGTTGTTCTCCTCAATCTCCACGATTTTCCACGACTCGTACACCTTGCCGTCGGTGCCGAGAAACGTGTATGCCACCAGCGGCTTGCCCATGTTGTCGCGGTCCATGAGGAACGAGTTGATTTGGTCGCGCAGCTCGTTGAATATCTTCAACTTGTCTTCGGGCGTGTCTGCCTTGCGCTGGAAGTACAATCGTTCCATGTATTCATTATTAAGATACAGGATGCGCCCAATGACGTTCGAGTTCTTGCGGCGCTTGTTGCGGTCCGATATCATTGTCATCAGGTATTCGTAGATGTCACCGCTGAAGATAGACTGCCATGCCGGTACGGGATAGTACGGACGACCTGCCGAGGGGTAGGCTATTGGGAGGATGAAGCGTGTGGGGCGCTTGCGGATGCTGCCGTTTGCCTTACGGGTCTCACGCACGATGCGCTCCAGGTCGGTCAGTGGCGACTGCGGGTCGAGGGCAGGAATGGCTATCATCTCGAAGCCGTCCTCAGCCTTGTCGCTGGCAGAAGCGGCGAACACGCGGGAGTCGAGGAAGCGGTTAGAGATATAGACATAGTTGATGCGCCCGTTCTTGTCCTTACGCTCCAGGCGACAGATGTGTGCCGAGCGGTAGCGGATGCCCGTCACCTGTGGTACCCACATCGAGGTCGGCATGTTCTTGCCGTCAGCGTCGAGTGTGCGCTTGTTGAGTGTAATTTCAGGGAAGCACAGGTTCTGTTCCTGCATGTCCTCGGTCAGTGAGAGGTAGGTCAGCGCGAGGTTGTTGCGAGCGGCAAAGTTGGTCAGGAAGTCGTTGGACTTCTGCCACTTTTCGTATTCCTGTTCGAGGGTGGCGATTTGGTCCTCGATGTCCTTGCGCAGGTCGGAGCTACTGTCACCCGACACTGAAGTGCCGGGCACAACAGACGAAGTGCTGGGCTCGGCGGGCGCTTCCAGTTGCGACAGCTCGCGTTTCAGGTCACGAATCCAGCCTTTGATTAAGACACCTGCATCCTTGAAGGCGATGCGCTTCTCGGTGATGTTGCCACCGACGTACTGCACATAGGCATAGACGAAGCGAGGGCCCTTGCCGGCACACAGATCGGTGTTGAAGCGGTGGGCGCTGGCGGTATAGGGCGATGCCTCACGCAGCAGCGACACCACGTTAGGGTTGCGGTTGCCTGCACCCCACTCCATGTAGCCCAGTCCTGGCGTACCGATGTTGTCGGGCGTCGGCTGTTCCACACCACTGCTGAGGTGCAGCGTTGGATATTGATAACTGGCGCTCTTCGGTTGACCAGGCTCCTGACACGTCAGTTCGGCGTGGATAAAGTCCTCCCATAAACCAAACTCACTGCCGCTGCTGTTGCTGCGGTGTCCGAAGTCGTTGGGCATCGGCGCAGGGAAGTAGCCCTGGCTCTTCAACTCGTCGGTGACAGAGCGGAGCGCGTCGGCGCTCTGTACCTTTACGATGTTGCGATGCTGCTGCAAGTTCTTCTTTGTCATTGTCGTTTTTTGTGTTGATTTGACAGTGACAAAGTTACTATCCTTTATATATAGTGTGCGGACATCAGGGCGCTGACGCTAATTGATAATTGAGAATTAGCCTGCGGGCATGACGACAAATCCCATGCCGTTCCTGAAGTGCTTCACGCCCATATACAGCTCGTCGAAGGCGT